TAGATTATATCGATTGCCGTTTGGAAGAACTAATGATTTACCAATAATAGTAACATCACCAACGGATGCATTTATACGAGATCCTGTTACATCAACTAGCGCACTTCCTGATCCAACGTCAGAGAATGCTGCCTGGGCGTATGTTACTGAACCAAAGAACATGGTAGATTACCTACCCTGTTTCAATTCGTCTATTTCTGCTTTTAATTCTTTAATTGCATTGACTAATACTGGGATTAAATGAGCATTAGTCATTTTTAAATTATTCGTATCTTCGTTATCTACAATAATAGGATTATCACCTTCTAAAGCTAAAATTTCTTGTGCAGAAAAACCATATTTTTTACTTCCATTAATAGTTTCATCTTCTCTTGAAGTTTTGAAATTATATTTAATTGGTGTTATTTGATTAATAAAATTTAATCCATGAGGAACATTTTCAATATTTGTCTTATCTCTTAGATCTGAAGTAACTGTCCAATCTATTTGTATATAAGCATTAGTTGATGTAGTGCTTCCTAAAACTATTCTATTATTATCACTGCTACCTAGATTATAAGGAGGTGAATAAACACCATCAGGTTTTAAACTGCCTACAACTACATTTCCTCCACCAGCTGCTAAATCTTTACCTGCGAAAGAACCTATAAGTGTATTTGCAAGACCATCGGTTACACTATCACCAGCCTGTACTCCAACTGCTACATTACAAGCACCTGTTGTTGAAGCTACTAAAGAAAAGTAACCAACTGCAGTATTGCTAATACCTGTTGTTTGAGCTTTTAAAGCTTCGGTTCCAAGGGCTGTATTATAAGTAGCTGTCGTACTTGCCTTCAATGCTTCTTTTCCAATTGCAACGTTATGGGTTCCTGTAGAGTTTGTACACAAAGAAGCACTACCTAAAGATGTGTTATTACCTCCTGTACTAGTAGTTTTTTGAGAATCATCTCCTATTGCTATGTTATTACTAGCTGTTGTATTACCTTGTAAAGCATCTGTACCAACTGCAATGTTACTACTTCCTGTAGTGTTACTATCAAGTGCTTCTTTACCAACTGCAACATTACAACTACCTGTAGAGTTATTACATAATGCTATATGACCTAAGGCCGTATTACCATTACCAGTAGTATTCTTACTAAGAGAACAAGAACCAACTGCAACATTAGTTCCACCTTCTGTATTATCACACAGAGCTCTATAACCTAAAGCTACGTTACAAGAACCAGTTGTATTATCTTCTAAACTAAATGAACCCATAGCAACATTAAGAGTTCCTGAACCATTAGATTTTAATGAACAAAAACCAACTGCTACATTATTATGTGCATCATTTGAACGTAAAGCACAAGCACCTATTGCAACGTTTTGTAATCCTGTTACGTTAGATTGTAAAGAATGATAACCAACTGCTGTGTTGTTAGATGCTGTTGTATTACTTGATAAAGCACTTCTTCCTATTGCTGTATTGTCTGAGCCTGTAGTATTAACAATTAATGCGGCTTGACCTAATCCTGTATTATCATCACCTGTTGTATTGGCACTTAAAACTGCATATCCAACACCTGTATTAGATTCTGCTGTTGTATTGGCATCTAGTGTAGTGCTTCCAATAGCAACATTGTATGAGCCTGTTGTGTTAGCTGCTAAAGTATTTTTACCAACCGCTGTATTATGATCTCCTGATGTGAGTGCAGCAAAAACTCCTATACCAACCCCAGTATCAGAAGTTGCAGCATCTAAAGTACCTGTTGAAGAGGTTCCTACTAATACACTGTCTGTAAAATTTGTTCCTGCCTGTTTACTTATTAAATCTACGTTTAAAGTAACATCTCCAGAAGTTCCACCTCCTGATAAACCTGTCCCTGCAACAACTGATGAAATATCTCCAGTTAATGCAGATCCATTATTTTGTAATGTTCCAACTATATTAACCGTATCACCAGAATCACCAATAGTTAATGATGTGCCTGATTGTGGAATTACTTTATCTACTTCTATTTGACTCATTATACGACTACTACCGTTCCTGTTATTGTTTGTGTTCCTGTTATTGTAACAGGTCCTGCTAAAACTCCAGAGTCTATTGTTTGATCCTGTGAAAGAGTTGAAGCATGTGTTACTAAATAGTCTGTGGCTGTCATAGATGGAGACATAGCTCTTGATGCAGGTAATGTACA